GAAAAATCCTAAGACCTATGAGTCTACTCCGTATCCTTTTGAGGGCCTCAACAAATTAACCCATGGAATCCGCAAGGGCGAAATAGTTACTATGTGCGCCGGATCTGGACAAGGTAAAAGCCAAGTGTGTAGAGTTATTGCTCATCATTTGTTGACCACTACAGATCTAAGCGTGGGCTATATTGCATTAGAAGAATCTGTTGAAAGGACTGCACTAAGTTTGGTAGGTTTGGACGCTGGTAAGTGTCTGCACCTTGAACCTTTTGAGGCCGACGAAAAATTTGATGAATCATTTAACAGGACTGTTGGTAACGGAAGATTTTTTCTTTACGATCATTTTGGATCTATTGCTTCTGACAGCTTGTTGAATCGCATAAGGTTTATGATCAAAACTTATGAGGTAGATTTTATTTGTTTGGACCACCTATCTATTGTGGTATCCGGCACCAGCTATAGCGAGGGCGGAGATGAACGCCGGCTGATTGATAACACAATGACAAAGCTTAGAAGTCTCGTGGAAGAAACCAAAGTTGCTATGTTACTTGTGAGTCATTTGAAGCGGCCGGAGGGCCGTGGCCATGAGGAAGGGGCCACAACTTCGTTAGCACAACTGCGCGGAAGCGCTAGTATTGCCCAATTATCGGACATTTGCGTCGGCCTAGAGCGATCACAGCAAGCCGAGGATGAAGAAGATCGCAATAAAACCGCTGTGAGGGTGCTTAAGAACCGGTTTTCCGGCGAAACTGGCATCGCTTGCGAGCTTTTTTATGATAAAACGACAGGAAGACTGTCCGAAACACTACAAGAAACCATTGATATGCCGTTTTAATTGATGGCATAAAACTAAACCAACAACCACACACACATAAATGAAGACAGCAGTATTTGATATTGAAACTAATGGCATAACCGACTGGTCAACTTTGTCTGATCTTGAAACAGTTCATTGTTTAGTAATTAAAGATGGAGAAGGCATTCACCGATACCAGAATCACAACATCATGGAAGGTCTTATTAGACTCAGTGAAGCGGAATGTTTAGTAGCTCACAATGGTATTGGTTTTGACATGCCGGCCCTGCACAAACTTTACGGATTTGAGCACGAAAAAATTATAGACACTGTTGTGCTGGCTAGACTTTGCCACCCAGATCTGAAGAACGAAGATTATAAACGATCTAACTTTAGGCGAAATCTTATAGGCTCTCATAGTCTTGAAGCTTGGGGCGAGCGTATTGGAGTGAGTAAGGACTCACACGGCAAGACCGAGGACTGGTCGCAGTATTCAAAAGAGATGGAAGAATATTGCGTCCAAGACGTCATTGTAAACGAAGCGCTCTACGCAGAGCTTTTACATGAAAAGTTTTCAATGCAAGCTTGCTGGCTTGAAATGGATTTTGCAAAAGCTATACACCGGCAAGAGCAGAATGGATTTCCTTTTGATTCGGTGGCGGCTGATACTTTGACTTGCACCCTAGTAGGCAGACGTGCCGAACTACAAGAAGAGCTTCAGAAAGTTTTTCCGCCTACAATTTTAGAAACAAAAACGCACTGGTGGTTAGATAAAAACGATAACAAGTTTCCTACTAAAAAGGCCATGCTTGAAAGTGGCTACAAGCCGGCCGACTGTATCAAGGGTCCTTTGAAGACTAAGCAAATACCTTTCAATCCAAATAGCCGCGATCAAATTTCTGAAAGACTTATAGCTTCTGGGTGGAAGCCAAAGCACTACGAAGGTAAGCGTCCAACTATAAACGAGCCAGTCTTACGCGCAATCAATACAGAGCAATCGCTGAAACTTTTAGAATATCTATTGCTTTCAAAAAGGTTAGGACAATTAAATGAAGGAGCACAAGCTTGGACTAAGCTAGTCCGCAACGGCCGCATACACAGTAGCGTCAACACCAACGGAGCGGTATCTGGTAGGACTACTTCCAGAAATCCTAACATGCAACAAGTGCCGTCGGTTAGTTCAGAATATGGCGCAGAGTGCCGCGCTTGTTTTACCGCCCCAGAAGGTAAAGTTCTTGTTGGTGCCGACGCCTCTGGTTTGGAACTTAGAATGCTGGCCAGTTATCTGCATCCGATTGATGGAGGCGCTTACACCAAGGAACTTCTTGAGGGTGATATACACACTGCCAATCAGAAAGCCGCTGGGTTGCCGGACCGAGCTAGTTCTAAAAGATTTATCTATTCGTTTCTATATGGAGGCGGTGACTCTCTCATAGGTGAGGTTGTTGGTGGGACAGCTAAAGATGGCAAAAGAATTAAGAAAGAGTTTCTAGAAAAGATGCCGGCCATGGCTACCTTAACAAAAGCGGTTCAACGTAAAGTGAAGAACTTTGGATATTTGAAAGGTCTAGATGGGCGCATACTTCCTAGCAGATCTGAGCATAGCGCATTAAATCTTTTATTACAAAGCGCTGGTAGCATATGCACGAAGTTAGCTGTAAATCTTTTTACTGAAAGGATGAAGGGAAAAGACTATGAGTTACACGCTTATGTGCACGATGAAGTTCAATTTAGCTGTGATGCGGGCAACGCTGAAGAGTATGGAAAGCTTTTTGTTAAATGCATTGCGGATGCCGGCGAAATTTTGAACGTAAAATGCCCACTTGACGGCGATTACAAAATTGGTAAAAACTGGACGGAGACACATTGAAATGAGCAAAGTAATATTCGACGGAGATATGTTTATATATAAGTCTGCCTTTTCAAGCGAGGTAGAAACTCGCTGGGATGATAATATATGGACTATGCATTCTGATATCAACAAAGCTAAAGTTGATATAGAAATATCTATGGGTGAGATCATGGCGAAACTAGACCGGACAGATATGGTCGTTGCTTTATCAGATAGCGAAAACTTTCGTAATGAAATCTTTCCTCAATACAAACTTAACAGAAAAGATACTCGTAAACCCTTGGGCATCAAAGAATTACGAGGTTGGGTATTGAAGAATTATAAGTGTGTAATGCGGTCTAGGCTTGAAGCTGACGACATCTGCGGAATCTTGTGCACAAGAAACAAAGATTATATAGCGGTGTCTGGCGATAAAGACTTTGGGACACTTCCCATAACATGGTATAATCATCTTAGCGGCGATTTAAAAACGACTACTAAGGAAGAAGCCGATCAGTTTCATTTAATACAAACTCTGACTGGAGATACTACTGATGGATACCAAGGTCTTCCCGGAGTTGGGCCAAAAACTGCTGAAAAAATTTTGCAGAAAAGCGGTTATCTTTGGAGCACTGTCGTCGCCGCTTACCAGAAAAAAGGATTTGATGAGGAGGACGCTTTAGTTACTGCGCGTCTTTCTCATATATTAAGAGATGAAGATGTAGATTGGGATACAGGAAAAACAAAAATAAAACTATGGGAACCCAAGCCCACTAAATAAAAATGACACCACGAACACCAGACCTTCCAGACAGCGGAGAACGTAGTGAGTTCGACACTGGAGCAGTTAGAGATGCTATGTCCGGAAAAGGATTACCAAGTCTTTTACCGGTTGATGCACTCAGAGCCGCCGCTCGGCGGTTTGAAGACGGCGCGTACAAATATGGACGCGATAATTGGCGCAAAGGAATACCGCTGAGTAGATATGTTGATTCAATCTATCGGCACCTTTGGGCTTTTGTAGATAACGATTATTCTGAGGACCACTTATCAGCAGTTATTTGGAATTCTATGTGTCTGTATCAGACAAAAGAATGGATAAATGAAGATAAGTTACCGGCTTCTTTGAATGACATACCAGATACTAATGATCATATATGAAAGAAGAACCTTTCCCACAGGTAAGTGAAGCGCTCATCAATGCAATTGAGGGGGCTTTCCCTTTGTATGAATTTCAAATTAGTGATGATTTGAATTCTTTAAACTATCATTACGGACAGCGATCAGTTGTTCGTTTTTTGCGCTCAAAATATTATGAGCAAAATGAAAACATCCTTAAAAACAAAACTGAATAATCATGTGTGTATCAACGCCTAAAATACCGGATCCGCCACCACCTCCTGCACCACCACCACCTCCTGCTAAGACAGCGACTAGAGCAGAAAATACTGCACTTAAGCGTCGTGGGGCACCAACACGAAAACGCGGCATTAGCGCTTTGCGTATTCGTCGTCCTTCTGTCGGCATGAATGTCTCCGGAACCGGATCAAACATATCTTATTAGCAGGATAGATTTAAAAATCTTAACTATTCTAAGCAACAGTAATTTATATGCACAACAAGACTGCACAGCAAATCTATAGTAAGCTCGAAGGAACCAGACAGCAATATATAGATCGCGCTAGAACATCATCTGCACTAACTATTCCATACATAATGCCGCAAGCGGGATTTGGACCGCACAGCAGAACGGAATCGCCATTTCAAGGCATAGGAGCGCAGGGAACAAACAACTTGTCGTCAAAATTATTGCTAGCCCTTTTACCTCCTAATGCCCCATTTTTTAGATTGAACGTAGATACTTATGCTATGCTCAATGAAGGGGCTGAACCGGAACTCATCCAAGAGATTGAAACAACTTTACAACAAGTTGAAGAATCGGTGATGGATGAGATAAGCAGAGAGACATATAGGACTGCCATACATTCTGCTCTTAAACATCTTATAATTACCGGAAATGCTCTTCTTTACTTACCGGACGATGGCGGTATTAGAGTATTTCATCTAGATAGATATGTGATCGAAAGAGATCCCATGGGTAATGTAGTCAAAATTGCTACAAAAGAAAATGTTTCATTTGAATCTCTTGATGATAATCTTCGAGACAGCATGGCGGCCTCTGGCTATAAGCAAGGAGAAGATATTCATTTGTTTACATCTATTGTAACTAGGGGTGATGACATTGTTATCCAACAAGATGTAAATGGCATTCCTTTACCAGACCGCGGCGGCGTTTATCCTAAAGATAAATCTCCTTACATTCCTCTTAGGTTTAGCCGCGTAGATGGCGAATCTTACGGCCGTGGTTATGTAGAAGAATATATAGGGGACTTACAATCACTTGAATCTCTTACTAGAGCAATTGTAGAGGGATCGGCCGCCAGCGCTAAATTGCTATTCATGGTAAATCCAAACGGAACTACTCGCGCTCGCACACTTGCAGAGAGTCCTAACGGAGCTATCGTGCAAGGAAACGCGCAAGACGTATCTGTTTTACAGACTCAAAAAGCAAACGACTTTAGGGTAGCTTCGGAGACAATCCAAACAATTAAAGACAGACTTGGAGCGGCTTTCTTATTAACTTCATCTGTTGTGAGAAATGCCGAGCGCGTTACCGCAGAAGAGATAAGAATGCTTTCACAGCAATTAGAAGCGGCGATTGGTGGGCTTTACAGTTTACTCAGCACTGAGATGCAACTTCCGTTGGTTAACAGGTTAATGGAAGTAATGAATAAAAAGAAGAGGCTTCCAAAGCTTCCAAAAGATATTATCAATCCGGTAATTATTACAGGAGTAGAAGCTTTGGGCCGCGGTAATGATTTAGAAAAACTGGATGCATTTTTGGCCGGAGCTTCTCAAATCGTTGGGCCACAGGCCGTGGCTCAGTATGTTAACGTGGGAGAATATTTTAAACGTCGTGCAACTTCTTTAGGAATCAAAACAATTGGACTTGTCAAAACCGATGAAGACATACAAGCTGAAATGCAACAACAACAACAAATGGACTTGTTGCGCCAAGCTACGCCACAAGGCGTAAAGGCAATATCTGATCAACTTAAAAATTCACAAGAAGTAAACCCAGAAGAAATCGAATAAAATGGCTGACCTAAATAGAGTAACAGTAAATGAGCCGACAGCGGCTGAAAGCGTATCGCTTGAACAACAAGCTGAAAAATTACAAGAAGCTGGCATATTGCAAGCCGACGCTCCGGAACCAACAAACGAGGATCATATAGAAGATAATCGTCCAGACTGGTTACCAGAAAAATTTGAAAATGCAGAAGAGTTAGCGAAGGCTTATTCTGCTCTTGAACAAAAACAATCTACAAGAAATGAAAGTGAAGAAGATAGTGATGAAGGTGGAGAAATTAATAATAACCAAATTAATAACTCCATTTATGACGCTACTGAAGAGTTTGCCGAAACGGGTCAACTCTCTGATAAAACGTTTGAAGTCTTAGAAAAGGCTGGAATTCCTTCAGAGTTCGTAAGAAGTTATATTGCCGGACAAGAAGCAATCGCCGCCACTCAAACCTTAGAAGTTCAAGAATCTGTGGGTGGTAAAAGTAATTATGAAGCTATGGCCGATTGGGCCGCAGATAATTTAGCAGATGCGGATATAGACGCATTTAATGATATAGTAGAGAGCGGGACTCTAGAACAAGCTAGAGTTGCTACCAAAGGTCTTTACGCTCAATTTGTTTCTAGCGGCGGACAGCCTCCAAAGTTAGAGCAAGGATCTACTGTTGGTCTTGATGTCCAACCTTTCGGTTCGGCCGCGATGGTTACCGAAGCTATGAGAGATCCAAGATACCAAAAGGACCCACACTTTAGAGATCAAGTAGCCAAGAGGCTTGCTGTATCTGACGTACTTTAATAACACCCCAATATGAGTGTAGAACTGTTGGCGATGCTAGGCGGTAGCGTGTCCGGATTTCTTATGAAATTCTTGGCGACACAGGCCCAGAACCAAGCACGCCTTTTTGAACAAACCATTAAAAAGCAAGAAGTTGCTGATGCTTCTGCTGATGCCGCCGCAAAACGAGGCGGGACTAGCGGCAATTGGATACGCAGGTTCATAGTAGTCTGCACCATGTTTGCCATCATCGCCGCTCCGTTTATTATATCTTTTACAGACATTGGAGTATCCGTCCAAAAAGATACTAGTTTTTTATTTGGACTTATGAGCGGTAAAAAATGGGAGCTAGTTACAGGATATGCAATACTCCCAGAAGTTCGCCAGACGGCCCTAGCAATTGTAGGGTTCTATTTTGGTGCGTCTCAAGTTAAGTAATTTATGTCAAAGCCCAAGCGCAAAGGTGTAAGCCTTCGCAAAGAACACAAATCCAAAAAGGGCGGGTTAACAGCAAAAGGACGAGCTTACTACAATCGTAAAACTGGCTCTAATTTAAAAGCGCCCCAACCTAAAGGCGGCGCTAGAAAACGTTCTTTCTGCGCTCGGATGAGTGGTGTAAAAGGGCCGATGAAAGATTCTAAAGGCCGGCCAACTAGAAAAGCGTTAGCTTTAAGAAGATGGAAATGTTAATTATGAAAAAATGTACTTGTGGAAAATCTAAGACTCAACCCACTTGTGATGGTTCGCACGCAAAGAAATCATCATGAAAGGTTGCGGCTGTCAAAAGTGTGCTATGAAGCGTAAAAAACTAAAAGTTAAGAAGTCCAAAAAGAAAGGATACTAATGGGTAAAATATGTCCAAAAGGAATCGCTTGGGCGAAGCGCACTTTCGATAAATATCCTAGCGCTTATGCTAACATGGCCGCATCAAAATATTGCAAGGATCCCAAATACGGCAAAGGAAAACGCAAGAAACTCAAAGTTAAAAAGAGGAAGTAAAATGGGTGAACTCGCAAAATGGCGTAGACAAAAATGGGTCAGAATCGGAACCGATGGAGCGATTAAAGGGCCTTGCGGAACGTCTAAGAATAAAAAAAATCCCGACCGGTGCCTTCCGATGGCTAAAGCTAGAAGCTTATCAAAAAGCCAGCGTGCGACGACGGCTAGAAAAAAGAAACGCGAAGGATCCAAAGGAAAACAATTTGTCTCAAATACAAAGGCCGCTAGAGTGAGTCTTAAAGTTAAAAAACGATAATCATGCCTAAATCAAAATACAGTCTTAAACAAAAGAAAATGGCTAGAATCGCAGAACCTCGCGATAAAATCACAGCCGCCGATCTTTCTGCGCTTCGTATAAAAAAGAAAAAGAAGCGCGTATAACTTTCGTCCTATATCTTGGAAGAAACATCCAGCCCATTGCGATGGACAACTGATGGTGTTGAACATGAAAAGGCAACAAACCAACTAAATCATAAAATCAAACCAAAGGAATAATCATGGCTAATATAGCTTCAATTCTTGGTGCTTCTAACGCAACTACGCGTTCGACCCAAAATCCTGCTGGTATTGCTACTGATAGTGCGTTGTTTTTGAAAGTCTTCTCTGGAGAAATTCTTAGCGCATTCGCATCAAGCAATGTTATGTCTGAACTAATGCAAACTCGCACAATTGCTTCCGGCAAGTCAGCGACTTTTGCAACTACAGGTAAGGCAACAGCAAAATATCATACACCCGGTACTGACCTCTTTGATGAGTCAGCACTGTCGCAGATTGCAACATCTGAAAAGGTTATCAACATCGACAATATGTTGATCTCCTCAACAATGATTGCAAACATCGATGAACTCAAAAATCACTTCGACGCCAGATCCGTATTCTCTAAAGAAATCGGATTCGCGCTTGCAAAGCGTTCTGACATCCAAGCGATTAAGACATTCATTGCATCTGCTCTTACAACCACTGCAAACGTAACTGGTGGAAACACTGGTACACAAATCGCCGACCAGACAACAAATACTGCCCAAGGCATTATTGATGCTCTCTTCTTGGCGGCCGCAGAGCTTGACAACAAAGACGTTCCAGATACGGATCGCTTTGCTGTTCTTACTCCTACCCAGTACTACAAGCTTGTCACTTCTGACAATCGTGCAGTTCTTAGCGACGTCTCTACAACTGGCACTGATGTCGGTGCTGGTGTCGTTAACAGCGTTGCTGGTTTCCGCCTATATAAGAGTCCACACCTTGCTGGAACTCTTGTAAATGTTGCTACTCAAGACGGCGATGATGCAAATGTATCTAACGAGCCATTTGCTCTCACTGCTCTTAATGGTAGTGACGCGGGTTACAATGCAGACCTTAGTGGTCTTGACAACTCTGGTGAGCAGGGCTTCATAGCCGGCCACCCTCAAGCTACTGGTTGCGTAAAGCTTCTAGATCTACAGGTTGAGAACGAATACCTAATCGAAAAACAATCGACACTATTCGTCGCCAAGATGGCGGCTGGATATGGCGTGCTTCGTCCAGAATGCGCCGTCGTTGTTAATCCAACTACAGCTATCAGTTAATAGCTAAAACTTAGTCCCCCTTGGGTTTATTCCCTTGGGGGACTTTTT